GGACCGACTTACATCCGCCGGCCGACAGCGTATTGGCACCGTTGATCTTGGTCGCGGTGCTCGCGTTCAGGTTCCACGCGATGATGTTCCCCTGCGTCGAGTAGCAGAACAAATACGGCACGCTCGCCACCATGCCGTACTGCATGGCGTAGATCGTGTCCGTACTGAAATCGTGCAGCGATGCCGAGAGCCCGTTGACGCAGTGTAGATTCGCATCCCCGATCGGGATCAGGTTCTGCAGGTCGTAGAACGTATCGTCAGGGATCGCCGAGCGCTGCGCGCGGGTATTCACGCCCCGAAACGAGCGCATGACCTGCGTCAGGAGCGGCGCTTCGGCCGGATCCTGATTGACTTGTGGTGCGCCTGTTTGGGAGAGAGCCATGTATTACGCGAAGGCTGATGACCCGCCGATGTACTGCCAGTTCACGCCGTCGTACTGGTACACCGCAGTCGCCCTCTGCCCCGCTGTCCCTGCAGCCCAGCTCGGAGCATTACGGTACGTGGCGTTCCACGTCGTGGTACGGGACGCGGTCGCGTCCTGAATCAGAGTGATCTGCAGCCGCACGCCAGGCGACGGCGCGTTGACCGGAGCGCCTACCGTAACGTTTCCACCCATCGTCCAGACTTGGACGAGCCCCTGAGCGCAGTTCGGGATGATGGTGTTCGCCGTGAAGGCGTTCGCCGAGTTGCCGGCGAAATAAGCGTACCCGGATTGGTTATAGGAGTACTGCAGCAGGTAGTGGCGCAGCGTTGGCCACACGAGGTCTGCGATCTTGATCCGCCCCACTGGGGTCGGGTGCACGTCAGGACTCGCGCCCTTTGGTCCCTGCTGACCACCTGATGTTACCGTGTTAAATGGGTTGGTCCCCCAGTGCAGGAGGTTCCCATCTATGGCCCCGTCGTAGTTCTCATAGATCGGGATGTAAACGACGGGTACGGTCCCGTTTGCGAGGAACGGTTGGTACAGAAACGCATTGCGCAGCTGCTGCCTCCACGCTGCTGTGATCGTGCGGCACTGCGCCGGAGTCAGGGAGCCGGTGTTACTCGGCATGTTCTCGAGCGACGAGCCTTCAACGAAAATAATCACGCGCAGTTGCGGACTATTAGCAGCGATGTAGTTCATGTGCTGCGTATAGTCGGAGACGACGTTCACCAGCGGGTTCGGGACCGATGTATTCGGATACGACGACTGATTGTTGACCGTGTCCCAAATCACGACGATCGAGCAGCTGGCAATGTCGAGCGTATCCCAGTACGACGTGGTGCCAGGATAGGTGACGATCGGATTCGAGAAACTGCCGCTGTATGCCAGCGTGTACCCGCTCTTGGCAGCCCCGAAGGCCGGAAAGTTCGCGCCAAGCTGCTTGTAGCAGTACGACTCGAGTTGATAGATCCACTCGTATTGACCATTGGTGTTGGTGCTGTTGGCTCCCGAGGCCGCGACGCTCGTCATGAGCTGATCGGCGTTCAGTGTTTGCTGCACGCCGTTCCCACTTGGGACCACTGCGCCGCCGTTGGTGCCGCCGCCCGCCACATAGGAGTCACCGACGAAGCCGACCATCACGGGGAGCGCCGCAGTCGGCACCGTAGAGCTTGAAATCTGGAACCGCTGAATAAAGAACGGACCGAGCGCACCGCCGAAAGAGGCATTCGGCGTCGGATTGTTGCCGATCGCAACTTGATACAGGATGCCGGTCGGCAGCGCCCCGTTTCCGTTGGTCACGGTGCCTAGAAAAATACCGTCGATCCACATTGAGACACTGGCGCCGTTGAAACACACCGTAACGTCCCAGTAATTTGGGTCGCTGTTGGGGCTCTGATAGTCGGCATCGACAGGATTTAGGAACGTTCCCTGATACAGTCGCGCATAGGAGCTGCCGTTCCAGTCCTGGATCTGGCACGACTGCGGATTGACGACGAGCGACACGACGCGCGAGGCGTCACTGTTCTGCAGATTCCATAGCGTGGGCGGGTAAGAGCCACCGTTGGCACCGTACTTGTTGCCGACGCTCTCAAACCATACCGTCGTGCTCGACTGACCAGCTCCGTCTACGCAGATTGCCGGCCGCGCCACGCGGCAGTAAATCGTGAGCGCGGCACCCGATACCGACGCTTTCCAGTTTGTGGATGAAGAGATGACGCCGGTATTATTATTGGCACCAACGGTGCTGAAGCCATTCGCACTGTCGATGACTGAGCCGCCCCCTGCCGTATACGACCAGTTTGCGGGCAAGCCATTCCACGTGTTGATTGGGTTCAGTGACCCGACGCCAATGTCAACCAATAGCGTGGAATCATATTTTGCAAATGGCGGCACGTTGGTCGCGCCGTTGACGCTGTTGTTGCGCAACTGGCGAGTGAATCCAGCGTTATCCTCGACACCAGGCTGAGCGGGGATGAATGTGTTCTGAGGAGGTGTCGTGATTTTCCTCAGATCGACTGCCTGAATGTTTCCGAATTGGTCGTATATCGTGCTTCCTTGAACGTACACCGTCTGCTGCGTCACGGTGTTCCAGCCCACTTGGTATTGGCTCTTGGGATCGAATGCCATCTAAGCACCTATTCTGTACGTGATAGAATTACTAAGCGCCAATCCGATACGGATTTCTGATCGCTCTCGTCTGGAAACTACGCGCGCACCAGCCGAGTGTCTGAATGTACTGCTGCTTGAAAATGCCAGCCTCGCCCATCGCCTGCTCTTTCCACTTTGCCTGATACGCCGCGTAGTACGGGACAGGCTCAAGGAACGGGATCGGCAGCTGTTCGGCGGTCGCGTCCGAGACGAGCGGCGCGGGCACCACGGCGATGTCCCAGTCGGTGATGTACGCCTGATCGGGGGCCGGCGCGATGACGACATTGGTCGCGCCCATGCGCGCGTAGGCCGAAGGGCGCGACGTGTACGTCGAGTACCGACGATACAGCGCGTCCAGCTCGGTGTACGAGAAATACTGGAGCTTGATACGCATCGTCCCCCAGTAGAGGGTGATGCCCATCACGTCAACGAGGTTCAACCCCTGCGTGGGTAGAAACGTCTGCGGAACGTAAAAATCCTGGCCGATGACGAGCGGGACACCGGCCACGAGTTGACGCAGGCACTTGCTGTCCTGCGCGACTCGATTGCGCGCGACGTTGATGTAGTCGGTTAGCTCCGACTGAGAATAGAGCTGATAGCCCTCATCGTGCAGCAGGCGCGTGACCTGGGTTTGGTATGTGCTGAGCTGGCCCACACGCTAGAGAGCCTCTAGCATCTCGTCATCATCGGGCGCCGCGGGAGAGGCGCTAGCCTCCCCGCTGCCTTCCCCACCGACAGGACGGGAACCGGAGTCGCTGGCGATGATCTTCCCCTTGCGGGATTTGATGCCCTTCGTGACGGACACGCGCTGCGGAATCGGCTGAGCTCCGTCTGACGTGAACACCTGCAGAACCGGGACAAACTCCCAGTCATCGAGTTTCGCAAGCGCCGCGTCCATTGACGGCTGGTTGGCGTTGATCCAACCCAGGCGCAAAAACGCGGTGGTTTTGTCCTCTTTGCCGAAATCGAAGATGTGGCGCGCGGCGTCCACCGAGATGTTCACCGTTTCTCCAGGCACCCACTCGTACATCTGGCCGTGGAAGCGCGCGCGCAGCCGCTCCCTTGAGCCGTTCGTCACGGCCAGATACTGCTCGCCATCTCCCTCTGGTCCGCTCATCGGATAACCGACAGGTAGCTCGTGGCGGTAGTGCCATCCGCTGCGAGATACATCCAGGGATACGCGCCCATCGCAAAGCCCTGACCGCTCGCCGCGATGACCGTGCGCTTATTGGTGGTCTGCGCAGTGGCGGGCGTGTTGCCAGTGTTCTGATCCAGCGGGCCTTGCGGGTAGTTCGTCGTGTCGTTGACGATGTACAGGTTGCAGTTCGCACCGAGTTTGAAGTACGCCTGCACTGCCGCCAGCACCGGGAATGGCTCAGGCGTGACCACGGTCGAGATCGTCTGCGTCGGCTGTCCCTGGATGTTGGCACTGCCCACCGCGAACGATGGGAAAAACACCGGAATACCCGTGAGCGATGTGACGGTCGCCGCGGTGATGGTGGTGTAGATCGTGATCGCGGTCGTGCTCGGGATCGTCAGGATTCGGAAGATGTTACCGACGAGGATTCCGGTGCCTGATAGTCCCGATGTCGAGCCACCGAAACTGATGTAGTAGTTCGGTAGCACGTTTGCCGACGGCACCATCGTGAGCCCGTGCGCCGCGTTGAACGTGATCGTCGCGATGTTGTTCGCTGCCGAGAACGTCGCGCCACCGCCCGCAGGGATCACAAACTGAGCCGTGCTCTGCTCGGTAGAGGGCATCACTCCAGTCAGAGGAATCGAAGGAAGCATATCTCTTTCCCCTTAAAGCGTGATCGGCGTCAACGCCGTGACCTGGCCCTGCGTACTGGGCTTCGTGCACACCATTTCGGTCAGCGTCAGCACGACCGCGATGTAGCCGAGCACTCCGACCGGCAGCATGCTGTCGAAGTCCGACAGCGAGAAGTTCGCCTGATCGTGCACGTGCAGCGCCAGATACCGCGAGTTGCACAGGTACGCCGTGCCCTCTGGACAGCCCACATCGACGTAGAACGGCGTGCCGCCCACATCGAGCGCGCGGAATGCCGAGCGCGGGCGGTTGGCCTCGGTGTCGAATCCCGTGCCCGGACGAATCTGATAACTCTCAGATCCGATGAAGTCGTCCGCCAGATTCGCCCACGTGCCCGGACCCATGACGCCGAAAGTCGGGGTTTCCCCGCCGTACTTCTGCACGCCGAGCAGATAGTGCATCATCAGCTTGCGCGTCGGCGCCGCCGATGCGGTGTAAATCTTCGACTGCCACCACGTGTTCGAGCGCGCAATGTTGCCGTACGTCGATGCGGCCGTGCCGTCATCGATCGCGCCGGGGAATCCAATGATCTGCTGCGTGTTGGTTGAGTTGTTGTAGAGCGCCGTCTGCAGTGTCGCCGCGCCGTTATTCCCGGCGTCGTTCATGCGCGCATCGAGCAGCGGCACAATCGCGTGATCGAGCTGCAGCGCCCCTTCCATGCCGAGGTACGTGATCGGCGTGATGAGCGCCTTCAGGTTGAATTCCCCGAGGTACGCGCCCTGCTGCTGCGTCGGAATATCAAAGCCGCCCTCGTACCCGGTCCACTGAGAGGTCGTCATCGGGTTGCCCTGCACGGGCACGCTGATCGATGACACACCGCCCGAGCACGGCTTGCTGTTGCTCAACATCGCCGCCAGTACGGGCGAGGAGTTATAAATCTGGACGAAGTAATAGGGCATGTAGCCCCTACGGGTCACCGCCGCAAGCTCTGCACCGTACGGTGAGGAAGCGGGAACAATTCCTGTGCCATAGACGGCCACGATTATTTCTCCCTAGTTACGCGCGCCGCTGGCGTGCTTTGAATGCGTTGAGTTCATCGATAGCCGCGTGCGTGCGCTTCATAGCGGCGCCCGACGGGTCGTTCCACAGATCCTTGTCCTGCATCAGTTCCGGCTGAGCGCCGCGGCGCGGCGTCTGATCGTTCGCGGGCGAGGCTGCGGCGAGCTGCGACTGAGCTTCCATCAGCTCCATCGCGGTCTCGAAATCGATGAGGCGATCCTGCTTGCTGCGCTCGATGATGAGCGCCTCCACCTTGTCGGGATCGAGTCCGCGCGCAATACAGGCGGCGCGCTTCTGTTCACGGCGCTGTGTCGCTGCCGCTTCCATCTGCTTGGCCTCGAGCTCGGCAATTTTCTTGTCGCGCGCTGCGAGTTCCGTATTCACGCGCTCCTCGGTTTCGAGTTCCGGGAAGCGCAGCTCCGGGTTCGCCTTTTTCGCGAGCTTGCGAGCCTCGCGCGCAATGTCTGGGTTGCGATGGATCAGGGTGTGAGCGAAGCGAGCGAGTGCGAGTTTCGCATCGTCGTTCATGTCCTCGAAACTTGCCATGATGGCTTAGTCCTTGCTGCCCTTCATGTTCTTGACGGGCCGCTGTGTCTCACCGGGCGGCTTCTGGCCGAATTCGCTCGACTCGAGTCCCGCGGCGCCGGCGCTGTTCAGCCCGCCGATCGCGAGATTCGTGTAACGCGGGAAGTTCTGAATGTTGCCCTTTTTCAGCGACGCATCGGTCGGCTGACGGATCGACTGGCCGTCTGCGGGGGCGAGCATGCGATTGGTTGCCATGAAAATCTCCGTGGGAAACTATGCGGCCATCGGCGGGGCGGGAGGTGCGCCACCGGCAGGGGGGCCAGCGGGCGGCGGCGAGCCAGCGCCTGCGCCCTGCTGACGCTTGAGCAAACTCAGGATCTGCGCCGGCATGATCTGCTTGCCCTGATCCTCAACGTCCTTGAATTCATTCGTGAGTGCCGTGATCGCCTTCAGGATCGCGCCACCCTTTTTCGAGAGCGCGCCGACTTTCGTCATCGCTGATTGCAGCGCCGTGATTGCAAGCTGAACCTCTGCGGTGCCGACTGCGGCGTGACCGGCAGCGGGCTGCGGCGTCATCATCGGAGCGCCGGGCGGGCCAGCGGGCGCATCGGTGGGCATTCCAGGGGGTGAAGGAGGCGCGCCGGCTGCGCCGGCAGTTGGATTTGCGCCAGGTAGATCAGGCACTACAGTCCCTGTCGTTTATTGGACTGCGGTATAGCCTAATTTGGATACCGCGCCGCTTGTCAAGTCCTATCAAAGAAAAGCCCCTGACCAGCAGGGGCTAAAGACTTCGGGTAGACCAAGGAGCCGAGCGTTTTAGCTCGGCTCAGACTTCAACGTTTGCTCTTTCGCGAACGGCGCTTTCGGCGGGCCATTGTTGCCTCTCCTATGGTGATACGGTTCCCTATTTCTTGCTGCCGATCTTGCTGACCTTGCCTGTGGCGAGCTCCAATTGCTCTTGCCGTTGGGCTGCAGCTTTCTCGGCCGGCTCGATATTAGTCTTCAACTTCTGCTTGAGCAAGTTGCGCATCGGCACATTCAGCATATCGATCAGTGTCGCGCGGTCGATCGCCTTCGCTTTGAACAGCGCAAACGCCATGTTCGCCATGTCGATCATGAAAATCGGCGACGACGAGTGCGCATCGACGTGCACCATAAATTCATCGGTGAATTGCTTGGCAACGAAGTCGATCGCCGGCTGATTCCCCTCGGCCTCGAGCTTGTATACGCGATCGGAGTACTTGCGCATGATCTTCAAGATCAGCGTCGCGAGTTCCTCGATTTGCCGCTCGATGATGAGCGCGCGCGCCTTCGCTCGAGACGACCCCGCGCGCATCAGCTGCGCTGCGTGACCCTCAGATCGCACTCCGGGCTCCCCTTTGCCGCTCATGACATCGGAGGTCCCCACCGCATCATCGAACTGCGTGTCGAGGTAGTTCACTTCCGCGAACAGGTCCTCGGGCATCGCCGGCGCCATGCGGTCGGCCTTCGATCCGTTCACGCTCGTCACGAGTCCGGTCGGGGAATCGAATGCGGCCTGGATCTCAAGCGGGTCGCCGTTCATGTCGCCACTGACGAACGTCGGCGGCTGAGCTTGCAGCGTCATCAGGTGCTGAACCTGCTCCCAGCGAGTGTTCCTCAGCTGCTGAAGCACGATCAGGCGCTCCACGGCCGACATCCCCCAGTAATAGCCGTGCATCGGGAACGGGCAAATCTGCACGAACGGCTGGTCGTGCTCAAGGAAGGTATCGGCGATGGGACGGTCATAAATCGGCACGAACGGGTGCGCGACCGTGAAGATGCGCAGGTCCCCGATCTCATCATCGAATACGTACAGCTCGTACATCCTCACCAGCGGCTGCTTGACGGTCGCGACGTAACTCAGCTGTGCTCCGATCGACGTGTTGTACTCGCCCTGCGCGCTCGGGAGCGCCGTCGTCGTGATGACCTGGTTGACGCCCTGAGTCTGCTGCTGCTCATCGCCAGCGTTCTCGATGGCGGCATCTACGACTGCCTTGTAATCCTTGAATCCCGCGACGCGCAGCTGATACTCGAGCTGCGATTTCGTGATGCGGTACTCGTGGAAGAACGCCTCCTGGTTGTGCAGTCCGCAGATGTCCTCGCGGTACACGCCGAAGTGATGCGGCTCGATCAGGTCGGTGGCGAGATCCTGCTTGATCGGCCGCGCCTTGATGTGCATCGTGCCGTACACCAGCGCCCAGCGCACCGCCTCCCCGACTCGGGTGTCGGTTTCGCTCTGGTGCCACGTGTCCATCACGGCATCGGTCAGGATCGGCGCGTAGCGCAGCTCGTCGCGGCTGACGTTGCGCGCGATCTCGACGCCGAAGCGCACCGTGTCGGGCGAGTAGAGCATCGAGCAGGTTTTATCGATGTGGTTCCAGATTTTGTTGACCGTGCCGTACCCCTGCACGTCGCTGGCGACGCCCGTGGCGCCGAGTTGATCGCCGTAGAGGTAGTACTGCTTGAGCGTTCGATACGACTGCTGGCGCGTCTGCTGGCTCGCCTGGCAGATACTTACGACGTGCTTGACGAATTCGGCGCGCTCGCCCGCGTTATCTGGGATTTTCACGCTAGTCCTTTGGCTTGGCCACGTACAGCGGTCGCGGCGCTGGGAATGCCTGCGGCCCGACCGGAGCTCGCGGGATCTCCCCAAGGATGTCGCGGCCAGTCACGGTGCCGAAGTTAGAACCCGCGACGCGCGGAATCTCAGCGCCTGGATTCTGAGAAAACCCAGGCTTGGCGTGCGGCACGGCGCCCCAGTGCGGCATGGTGTCGGGCGCCTTGAGTTGCTTCATGCGCATCGCTTTCTGCAGCACCGACTCGTTCGCCTTCGGGTCGTTGCGCAGGTCGGTCAAGCCCGCATCCTCGGCGATGCCCTTCAGCTGCTGATCGATGAATCTCATGTTGCCAGAGCGCCGAAACGCGGGCGCGGTGCGAATTTCCTGTTTCTGCCACTCATCTGGGCAGCCATGTTTGCAGCGCTTTTTGGTGCTTTCATAGGGTCCGTGCGCGGCACACACCATCTCAAACGTCGGCATTAAACCGCTCCATAAAGTAACGCCGTATCCGAACCCAAGTTCATGGTTTCGGATTTGCTTGGCTTAACATCGTTAGATTTTTTGTCGTCGTACACTATGGTTCCGTCAGGCATGACGAGTTGATCTTTGTCGTTCCACCTCGGCGCTCCTGGTCCTGCCCATTGAGATTCAGCGGAGAAGGTTTCGTGGTACGGAGTTTTCCAGTAATCCGGGTAATGGATCTGCTTGTCATTTGGATCGATAGCCGATTTTGCTTTCTGGTCTCCGGCTTGTAGCGCTAGCCAGAACCCCGGCATGTCGTAATCGCCGTATCCTGCTGCAGCAGCAGCTACATCGTATAGCACGTTATTGGCTTTCAGCCATGCTGAGAATTGCTGTTCCTGAGCCTGGTTCAGTTTTGTGATGTAGCCGCCCTTTGGGACCTTCGCATACTTTAGGTTGCGCTCATAGTTTTTGAGCGCTTTTGACTTCCAATCGTTTTCGCTGTCGTCTGCCATAACGCAATATCCTACGTCGGCGGGTGCCGCCTGCCAAACTTCGACACCCCCACCAGTACGGTTTTCTTCGGCGGGGGCGGCGAGCCGGGCGGCACGATCCCAATGCGACTCAAGTAACGCGCGATGTTCGCGTCCACGATCACTTCGGCGCCCGGCTTCTCGCCCGACTCCTGCTGCGGGCGCGGTTCTTTCCACATCACGCCCTGAGACAGGAGCTGCGTGCGCAGCTGATCGTTCCAACACATGACCGCGAGCGCTGCGGCCACGACTCGATCGTCGTTCTTGCCATCGGGAGCACCCACCGATCCCGTGTCGTTACGCCTCACCGAGTGCATCTCGTGCAGCATCGCGGCCGATGCCGGCAGCAGAATCCCGCGCTCGAGATAATCCCGCAGAGCGTTCATCATGCGCTCGCTGATCTCGGCGGTGGTTTTCGTGTGCAAAAAATTCGTCGGCCCGCCGATCGAGTCGGGGCGACGGAACAAATACTGACGGATCGCGCCGACCACTTGGCGCATGCCGCCTGAATCAGGCAAACGGCCCGAGGACGCGGCGCGCTTGAGGTTCTGAAACTCCTGCAGCACCGCCGCACCCGGTCCGTTGATCTCTACGTTGACGCACGAGCGCACGTAGTAACCGGCGAGATACGCGAACACCCAGGCGGTCGCGTGCGTCGAGATATTGCGATCGGCAAATTCCGCGACCTGTTCAAGGCGGTTGTACCAGCAGCGCCACACCGAGACGACCGAGAAATCAGAATCAGGATTGCTCGCGTACGCAGGATCGACGCCGAGCACGTACCAGCCATCGGGCGCGGGCTCCGCCCACATCGTGAGGTTCGCGACCGGCTCACGCGCTGGCGTCAGTGTCGTATCGGAGAAATTCTGACCGCACTCGACGCGGTAGTGCTTGGCGTGTTTGTGACGTGCCTTGACGATTTTCTTCGCATCGAACAACGTGCGCGAGCGGAAAAACGCCGAGCCTGTCGAGATAAATGCATCCTCCTCCCGATGCGGAAATTCCTGCTGTAGCTGCGCGGCGTCGGTGATCTTCTCAGCGCCCATCCATCGATACCACGCCCACTGGCAGTCGTTGATTTCCTCGCCGTAGCGCGTCAACACATCGCGCGTGATCGCGGTCTCCTCGCGCGTCATGTGCCCTTTCGGTCCCCAGTAGTGCGCGTACATCTTGGAGTCGCGAGGCAATCCGTAGTAATCGTTCGCCCACCATGAGATGAAAATCGTTTTGACGGACATGGAGTTTTGCGCTTCGTCCCACATGTCCTTGAACCAATTCTCGCCGTTTGCAGTGGATTCCCAGTGGAAGAACCGCAGCGGATTCACCTGCGCGAACGAGGCGCGCAGCGCGTCTACTCCGGTGTCGTCCCCCCAGAATGCGACTTCCGTCGAGTGGCACTGGATGAGCGCGCCAGATCGGCCCAGGCGCGACGAGCCCGACGCGCGTGAGCGCGTACCAGCCACCAGAAAACGTAACCGAGAGCCGTTGTCAAACACCAGTTGATCGCGGTTGTCGTCCACGACTTCTCGTTGCCACTCATCATCGAGCCCAGATCGGTAGAGCGCGAGCGTCGTGCGAAACTGATTGCGTGAGGCTTCATCGTGCGTCACCAGTGCGCCGTTGACCGCGGGGTGTGAGTACGCGTTGTAGAGATCGATCGCGAGCGACATCGTGGAAATTCCGAGCTGCCGGGATTTCAGCGTAATAAACTCGTGTACGCCTTCCTTCAGTCCCTCGCGAATTTTCTGCAGCAGGATGAACTGCGAGCCGAGCAAACACTCACCGAGTGATGTAAGCCCGCGCTCCTTAGAATCGATTTGCAGCGCCTTGGTGAAGTAGTAGAAGTCCGACTCCGGCAGTAGTTCCTCGTCAGCCATCAGTGCACCAGCGGGACGGTCTGCGTCGTGTTGATGATGTTTGTTTGCGCCGGACCCGAGCACACCGTGAGTGTCACGCCGGTGTATAGCTGCTTGTTTGTTCCGCCCGCTGGGGTCTGCGCCGTCACGCTCGCGATCGGCTGATTGCCGATGACCCAGTGCACGGCCTGCACGTTCAGTTTCGCATCGACTATTTTTGCAATCGCATCGATCAGTGATTTGCCAACAACATTCGGCACGTTGGTCGTGACGCTCGGATTCGGCGGCCCCATCGACACGGTGAGTTGCACGCCTTGCGACTGGTACTGCTGCTGAGTCCCGGCTGCGGGCAGCTGACCGATCACGTAGTTCCACGGCACAGTGCTCGAGTACTGGTAGTTGAATACCGGGTTCACCACAAACCCATCGTTCGAGAGGATCTGCAGCGCCTGCCCGAGCGTGAAGCCTTGGAAGCCAGCGCCGGTCGAGATGACGAGCGCGATCGACGCAGAGCCCTGCGCGACAACAGTTCCTGGAGCCACTGACTGTGAAATCACATCGCCCGTTGGTACGGTCGTCGAAGTCGCCGTGCTGAGCGTCACGAGGAAGCCAGAGAGCTGCGTGAGCGCGGTGGCCTGCGGCAGTCCAACCACGTTCGGCGTGACGAGGTAGGCGACGACACTCAGCAGCACCGTCGTGCCGACGCTGACCGATACTCCGGCGAGCGGGGACTGGCTCACTACGGTATCCGGGCTCCCGCCCGCCACGACGACGAAGGTGACTTGCGGGATGAGGCCGATGCTGGTGAGCGCAAATATCGCATTCGACTCGGCAAGTCCGATGACATCTGGCACGACGACCGGCGTCGGGATCGTCGCCTCCTCAAGCAGGAAACGAATCTTCGGTACGATCGAGTGCCGCCGCTTGACAGGAGGTGGCGGACCGGGGCGAGCGATGAGGCGGACGAGATTTGCCGGTGGGCCCGGAACAAATACCGTCGTGAACAGGATCAGCAGCCGATACCGTACATCGGCTTTCTGCACCACATAGGGCGCGCCCGTGACAACGTGTGCCACGGCTTAAACCTTAACGCAGTTCGGTCAGCTTGAAGCGCACCGACACATTCAGCGTGGAGCCGAACGCCGCGGGCACGCGCAGTACGAGGAAGCTAGAAACCTTGATCAGTACGCCCCCTGGCGTCCAGTCGTACTCAAGAGGCGCCGCGACGTTCCACTGCTGCGAGCCGAATACGGCGCTCGTTGATCCCTGAGTCGTAAGCGCACTCGTGACGGTCGTCGCCGCGGCGCCTGACTGAGCATTCAGCGGGTTGATGACCGGGGAGCCGGTGGTGCTCGAGCTCGTACCCGAGAGTGTCGCCATGTACACGCGCATGATCGCCTGCGTGGTGGTGGCTGCGGTGACTTCCAGATACTGCAGCAGCACGGGGACCGATGCGGTCGTTGCGAACTGGATGATATCGATCGCGCTGTTGGCGAGCTGTACGTTTTCGTACCCGCCTTCGTAATCCTGACCGACGACGCAATACATGAGACTTTCTCCCTATCGATGGATGGCGACCGGAACCACGATACTACGCTTTTTCACCCCGCGCGGTCGCGCGGCGGGCAGCGCCGGCGCCTTGTAGCCGGCCAGAATGTTGCCGAACCAATCGGGCGATGCCTGATCGCCCCACGCGACGGTCCCGGCAGCGGACGATGACACCGCGTAACAAAACCCGCTCGGCGGATAGGACGAGCCCCCAGTCGAGACGGCGAGCCCTGTATAGCCGGCCACCGCTGGGTAACTCCCTGGGTTGTTCCCCGTGATCGTGAGCTGGCAGACGTTGAACTGCACGTCGTTCTGCGCGCCGGTCGGCGCCGCTCCCGTCAGGCTCGGGTGTGCGGTGTTCGATGTCTGGCTGTTACTACCGAGCAAATAATCGAACGGGCACAGCCCCTGCAGCTCGAAGGCCATCAGGTACATGTTCACGTTCGGGCTGGTGTTGCCTGGGTTGATGGTGATGTCGTGCGTCCCCGATGCGGTTCCGACGACCGAGTAGAATCCGAGCGTGAATTGGAACGCCCAGTTGTACTGCACATCGGTCGTCATGTAATCGCTCTCGGCGTTGTCGTAGAACGAGGCGGGGTTATAGTTGTTCCCCGCTGTGTCCACGTACGTGTACGCGACAACCAGAGTGTTACCAGACCCGAGCGACCACGCGGTGGTGTAGTCGAAATTCCCCGTCTCGCCCGTGAAGGTCTGTAGCGTCGAGGAATTGACGAACGGGTAGCTCACGGATAGTTCAGCGGGTAGCTCGTGAGCGCCACGGCGTTGGCGGGGTTATTCGCCTTGTCGCCGAGCTGACCGGAGCCGGGAGAACCCCACTGCATGGGGCTATGAGCGTTGCCCGTAGTTCCATCGTAGGGGTTGTAGAACGGCCCAAACCCGTCGCTCATGTTGGTCCAAACAAGATGCGTGCCGGAGTAGGTCAGGTTGCAGGCTTGCAGACAGTCCTCGAACGTATAGCCGAATTTATCCCCCGCGCCGATGTCGCCATCTTCAACATCGCAGTAGAACGTCGAGTGGTGCGCGTTCGATGAGTAGTCCGGTCCCGGCGTCCATGAGCTCCCCGGAACAACAATCGCCTTATACGCCGACACCCCGAACGGAATCGAGGAGCCGCCGTGCTGCGTGGTCGAGTACCCCCACGTGTCTGACGTGCCGCACATCACGCGGACAGCAAACAAATCCGTGAACCACTGCTGCGAGTTCGTCGGCGTCAGGAGCCACGTCTGCTGGTACCAGACGTTTGTTTTGCTCGCCGCGGGGATCACCTGCGTCGCAAACATCGACGTGAGATTATTCTTCCAGGTGTTCTCATCGAAGTCCGGCGCGGGCGACACCGAGCCGATGTCCCAGTTGTTCTCTTGGAACACGAGGCCTTCAAAATTCGGATCATCGTTCAGACTCATCCCGGTATCAGGATTTATGTCGCTCAACATATGCGCGAGCATCTTGCCCCACTCGGTCGCGACTGCAGATCTGTGGAAACACGCCGCCGAGCCGTTGCCGCTGTAGATCCACCACCCGTAGCTGCCGCCGAGCGGACTCGATCCGTACGCGCTCGAGTTCAAAATATACGAGGGCATGTCGGGCGGCTCGTTGCCGTTGAACCTGTTGCTCATGATGCAAACAATCAGGTGCTTACCTTCTGGGTGCGCCGCGCTGGTCATCGCCTTCAAGGCCGCAAGCGTCGCGTACACCGCCCCGAAGTCATACACGCCGCTCGCCTGCTGAACCGCCCCCCACGTGAGGTACATCTTGTAGCCGTTCACGTTCTGGAATCCCGCGAGCTGCGTGAGCTCAGCGGCGCTCGTCGTGCGCCCCGATGTGCTCGGGCCCGGTCCGCTCGTGATGAAATTCCCTGAGCCCATCCAGTGACCGGGATTCCACTTCACGTGCGTCCCGGCCGCCGCTGCCGTCGTCGCCGTGGTGCCCGTCGCCCCCGAGTTACCCAGCGCGAACGCCGTCACGTACGCCTGGTACCAGTACTGCGTGGACGCTGATAGCCCCGTGTCGTGATACACGGGCGGGGCGGGCGTGAGAAACGTCTGTATCGTCGTCCAGGGACCTGCGGGCCCCACCGCCGAGCGCTGCAGCGTCATCGAGACGAACGCAACGCTCCCCGACCAGTGCGCCGTCAGGTCGATCTCGCTACTCGTCGGCGTCCCCGTCACCACCAGCGTCGGGCTCGCCACCGGAGCGACCGCCGTCGTGCGGTTTATGAGACGGCGGCGTTTCACCTCACGACACCAGCCACAGCAGCAGCGCGAACACCGCGAGCGCCACCGTGCACACGGCGCCCGCCATCAGCGCCACCCGCATCGCATCCGTGAACGCTTCCACCTCAGTCACTCACCGGGCACGCCACCCCCGGAACCGTCAGCACCACCCCGTCCGCGTACTTACACACGCTCTGCACAATCTGCCCGCCCGTCGGACTCGGCAAAATCTGCAAACTCGATGCGATCAGGGCGGCAATGACAACGGCAAAGTGACGCATGGCTTCCCTCCCAGTTCGGACGGCATCTTATCCGATTTGCGTAAATTGCAAGGCGCGCACAGCAACTGCAGGTTCTCAAGCACGTGCTGCCCCCCTCGCGCGATCGGGACAATGTGATCGATGTGGTAGTTCACTCGGCCCGTGGGCAAGTAGCCAAGCGATGTCTGGCAGTACACGCAGCGCGCGGCTTGCACCTTCAGCAAGTGCCTCACTAAGCCGTGGTCCTTCCACTTCGGCACCCCAGCGGCACGGCGCGCTGCAGCCCGAGCACTACCGCGGGCGCGTACGCAGTCTCTGCAATAAGGGGAGCGACGCTCTGATCCGTCCGGATACTTTCCGTGGCGGGCAAACCATCCCCTCGGGTGCGCCTCTCCGCAGGCCGAGCATTTGATTTCAGGCTCCTCGCCGCGGCGAGGCTTGCGCTGGCTAGGAGCCCGATTCTTGATTTTCTCTAAGTACCGCCTCCTGACGCGTTCCCTGACCTTTTGCATTGCGATCGGATCAGCCTTCCTCTTGAGATACTTCTCACGCTCCTGCTCCGGAGTGCGCTTGTACCGGCCTTTGTATCGGCCGGCATACCTCGCGTTCAACTCTCGATACGCGGCATCCCTGCACCCCACACAGTACTTACTTCGAGTGGGCGCTCGGTAGCACCTCTGGCAAATCTTCGTGAAATTTTCCATGGGGAGATAATAACAAAAAAACATTTGGGGGAAGCAACGTGTCGGGCGAACGGAAACGTTTCCGCCCGTCCCCATCGCCCTCCCGAGCCGCGCCAAAACTGAAAATCTAGAGTTTTCAATGTGTTACGCGGCGGCTACCCGGTCAATATGCTCCGCTGTCAGTGTATCCGGTGAGCATATTTAGCCCATTACGGTTTAGGGTATCCAAAACTGAAATGTATAACCCCTTGATTCTCTTATATTCTTACAGTCCTTACAGTCTTACAGTAGTTTTATGAGACTTATGGAATCCATACAGTATCCAACTGTATACCATACTGTATAAGCACTGTATAAAAAATGGGCGCTATATGGAAAAGTAGTGTAAGGACCGTAAGACCGTAAGGAAATCGCTACTGCTCTGCAACAATTAGCGCTGAGTAGATGGTTACGAGAGCCTGAACACGGTGGGTGAACAAAAGGAACCTGGGCTCGGATTGTGTCTCTCTCATAGCGTTAATGTCATTACGAGCCTGCTGCTCAAGGGCTTTCAGGATTGTGGCGGCGCGCTGAACTGCTTCGTTCATTTGGTCTCCTTTGGTCTGTAGACCCGAATTGAATGGCCAGGCGGAGGGAAGGACATCCACTCGACTTTGCAGGTCCAGCCGAGCGCGGCGAGGATCTTGGCGCAGCGGATGTCGGATTTGTGGTCGCGGTCGATGACCTTGATGGACATCAGTTCGTAGAGTTCGTGCAGCGTGACGGACTGGCGAGCTGAGAGGATCTGCGTAACCGGCTCCGACCAGCTGTCGGAAACGTGGCGGGCGAGCTGCTCGAGTTTCGCCGCAGCACGCGGGATCTGCCACCACTCACGTCCACTGCGGTAGAGCGCGACGGCTTCCGTCCAGAGCTGATCACGGCGCTCGCGGGTATAGGTGAGGTCGATGGCGCCACAAGCGACCGGCAGAAAGCGCGTGCCGCCCGTCTCGTCGGCCTGCCAGTAGGTCGAGTTGGTGGTGCCGACGAGCACGCACTGGCGCTTGTGGGACTGCGCGCGCCGCCCATAGGAGGCTCGGAACACGTCGTCACGGCGGGAAAGGCAGGATTTGACCGACTCGGTGGAGGATTTCAGCATCGAGGAGAGCTCGGACAGCTCCACGATCCAGTACCCCTGTAGGTCCTGTTCGAATTCCTTGGAGTCGATGCGGCGCGAGTTGTCGAGGTACCAGTCAGCTCCGAGGATCGCCAGCGTCGTGGACTTGCCGGCGTCCTGCTCGCCCTCGAATACCGGCATGGTGCGAAGAATGCACCCAGGGTCGTAAATGCGCGCGATGCAGCTGCAGAAAAATGAGACCGCGGCGGCGCGCATGTAATCGGAATCCGTGGCTCCGAGCGCACGGGTAAAAAATGTTGATACCCTGGAGGTGCCGTCGTGAGGCTCCAGTGACTCAAGATACTGCTTGATCGGATGCACTCGGTTCAGCTTGGCGTACCCCTCGATTGCCTCCAGCACCGTGGATGGATTCACCCGGTGCATGAATAGCTCGCCCTGCAGCATCACCGTAAGCTCGGTCAGATACTGGTCGGCATCCCAGTACACGTTATCGAGCAGCACGCGCCCAGAAAACTCGTCCCAGCAGAAACGCCCACGCGTCCGTGGGTGCAGCTTGAGGATCTGCTGAACGTTGTAGATGTTCGCCCACGGGCGCCCGCCCGTGCCGATGGCGAGGTTGAAATGCTCCCACGCTTGGCCCTGAGTCGCGAATACGGGACGCTCAGCGCCGACAGGCGCCGCTGACGTTACCTCGGCAGGGGCGCTGGCAGAAGTCGGCGCTGCAGGCGCTGTAAGCTGCTGTGGAGGGCGGGCGGGATTCTTATAGGGGACGCAGTGTTCGCGCACGAACGTCTGCAGCGCAGCAGATGTCGCCCCCTCGGCGATGAAGTCCGCCACATCCCAGCCGGGCGCGCGGTCGGATGTGTCGATCAGGCGGATATCACTGCCGCCGATCAGCGTGGCGATGCCCTCGGCGGCAGCGCGGCCGGCGTCGTCGGCATCCGGCCAGATAATCACACGTCGCCCAGCGAGCGGACTCCAGTCCGTATGCCGATACGCGGCAGCGCCCCCACACCAGGTCACGACGACAGCCTGGCGAGCGGGGTTGAGCACGCGGCGCGCGAGATCGCATTTAAGTTCCCCCTCCACGATGAGCACGGTGGACTGAGGATACTGGTGCAGCAGCTCGAGCCCGTAGAGCGGCCGAGGCGCGGGCCAGGCTTTGCGCTGCCAGCATCGGCCGTCGTAGGTCCACGGGCAGAAGGTCTTGCCGGTGTCGAGATGGTAGCGCGCGACGTAGAACAGCACCTCGCCGGTGGCATCCCGGTAGGCGTGCAGCGCGTAGGGCTCCCCGTGCTGCGGATGTGTCCCCGTAAAGCCGCCCGAGGCGCCGTTGGGCTTGACCGGCTGGTAGGGCTGCGTGGCTGACCGCGCTGGCGCAGAAACCGCCACGCTAGCCGGGTAGCGTGATTCCAGCTCCCGGTATGCGGCCCCCTGCTCGAGCCCGTGCGCCGCGGCGTAGAGCGATACCAGATCCCCGCCCTCGATGCCCGCGGCGAAGTCCGCCCACTTGCCGTTCGTCAGATTGATCGACAGCGAACTGCCGGCGTCCCCCGCGAGGTTCCCTACGACATATTCGCGCCCGCGTCGTTTACCGGCCGGGAACCACTCGGGCACGAGCGTGTCAGCGCGCGCCAGCAATGCAGATGCCAGCCGCCCGAAGTCCATAGGCGTCTCCCTGTCATCGAATCTTTTAGGAATCTGAGTGTTGCGAGAGCGCGAGCTGAATGAGGCGCCACGCCCGATCGTTGATCGCGCGCACCCCGGACCGAAACCGTTTGATCGAGGCTGGGTGATAACCCGAGGAGTCGGCGAGCTCGCGCACGGTCAGCTTCGCAGAGCGCATGCGGCGCACCAGTTCAGCCGCGCGAGGTGGGCGCTTCATCACGGTAGCGCTTCGGTGGCGTTAGGGGCCTGAAATGGGCGACGCGGCAGTGAGCCGGGGCCAATTCGAGCCCAATGGCCGCTCGAGACTTGCTGTAGGCCGATGCCTAGCATCTCTGTCGGATTCAGGCACCGGCGGCTGTCTGGGAATACCCCCACGCGGTGCATGTCGAACCCTCGTTCGCCGCCGAAATACTCGCCACAGGCAGTGCACCGGCAGCGGCCGGTACCGGGCGGCGTCATCGGGTCATTAGGGATCAGTTTCACAGGCACAGAATCTCCTTGGCCTGCTCGACGCTGTAGGCAACGCCGGCGCGGCCCCCTGCGGCGAGCACCAGTTCGATGAAGGCGCGCTGCTCGGCGGTTGGCTTGCGGTACCCGATTTTGCCCTCAATGGCGGTATACACGGCCCGGCCGTCGTCGTCAGACCAGCCGATGAGGTCGGACATACCAGGGATCCCGAGTCGGATCGCGCGCGCATGACCCAGAATCAGGTGGTTTTTGGTGTGCTGAATGATCTCGCCCTGCCATGCGAGGCCCGCGTTGGCGCGGAACAGCCGGCACTCGCCCCGCGAGCACTCAAGCTGAATCGCGGACAGTAAATCGGCCTCGGTCACGATTCGTAATCCCCAAGGCCCTGCCGAGCTACCTGCCGAAGTACCGCGGTATCTGCACTCTCGGCGATAAGACGCAGAAACTGAGCCATGCGGTTACAACGGTTCTCCAGCCAGGTGACATAAATCGTAAGCTCTGTTTTTTCGGGGCGCGCTGGCAGCGGATGCAGCCACGCCGGATGACCACAAACCGAGCACGTCTGCTCGTAACTGATTGGGCCGTGAATTGGCCTGCCGCATATTTCTGTCACGCAATTTTCCTCTTAGCGGCCCTGCCCGCCATCACGTGCTTGGCCCAGTAGAGCGGGGACTTATAACCGCGGCGCTTGCCCTCGGCAATCAAGTCCTCGAGCGTCGTGAGCTGCGACTGACTCATACGCGGCACCGATACACCGTGAATTTCGGTGAGTTCGCCGGGACGTATCTCGATCTCCCGCGATTTGACCGGGAACCACTCGCCGCACTCCCGGCACGTCAGCGAGCCGGCTGGACTCACGGCGAAGCAGCGCAGACACGTGCGCAGGCCCGGCGCGCGCTGCTTGGGCGCGACGAGCCCGTCCGTGAGACTCCACTCGCGATCGTCGGTCGGCAGTCCGAGTCTCAGCGTGTTACCGGCATGATCGAGCAGCAATGCATGCGTTTTCCCCGGAGATGGCCGCATGGCTCGACCGACCTGCTGCAACCATAACCCCAGTGATTGCGTTGGCCGCAGCGCGATGGCGCACTCGATCGCGGGGATATCTAGGCCCTCACTTACCACGTCACAACTTGTCAGGACTCGTATCGTTCCGCGTCGAAATGCATCGATCGCCTCCGATCTGAGCTGACGGTCCATCGCTCCATCAATGCATTGGCTGGAGTGCCCGCGGGCGAGGAACGAACGGGAGGTTTCCTTGGCGTGCGCAATCGACGGACAGAAGCAGATCGCCCGGAGCCCCGCTGCATGTTTTTCATACTGGTCCACCGCTGAGCCTGTAATGCTCGGTTTCCCCATGAGCACCGCGAGTTCGGATGCGACATAATCGCCGCCGCGCCGGTGTACGCCGGTGAGATCCGGCTGCACGGGCGCGAATACCCGCAAGGGGGCGAGGTATTTCTGATCGATGAGCTGTTGCGTTGTGGGGCCAAGCACGAGCACTTGGAAGAACTTGCCGAGGCCCTGCTGATCGAGTCGGATTGGCGTCGCCGTGACGCCCAGCACGCGCGCGCGTGGAAATGCTGAGAAAATCTTGCCCCAGGTGTTCGCGACCGCGAGGTGATGCGCCTCATCCTGCACGATGAGGTCGGGTGGCTGCACGCTTAGCAGGCGGCGCACCAGCGTCTGAACGGACGCGATCTGCACGTCGGCGCGGTAGGCTGGATAACCGGCAGCAATAAAGCCATGCCGTACGTTGAATTCTTTGAGAGCCGCTGATATTTGCTCGATCAGCTCCGCGCGATGCGCGAGAATCAGCACCCGTTTGCCTCGTTCGCGTGCGCCGTGCACGATGTAGGCGAACAAACACGTCTTGCCGGAACCCGTCGGAGCAACGTAAAGCACTGATTGCGCGCCGCTTGCGTAGGCAGATCGGATCTGCGTCACAGCGTCAGTTTGATAGTCGCGGAGTTGGATCATTTAAAAATACTTGACGTGGTAGCCAAACGCGCCCTAAGATCCTAGCACACTTCGGGAGGACATCAAATGGACCACATGCAACGAGCGCGCGCCGTCGCCGCCATCGCAGTCGATTTTCCAGAGCGCCCGACGAGTGCCGACATTCTGCTCCTACTCGCGCGAGCCTACGACGCCGGATACTACGCCGGTGCGCGCGCAGAGTTAACCGCACTCGACAGCCTTCTGAATAAGGTCACGGACTCCACGCCGCGCCTGCAGTCATGATGCTGTATCCGAAATCGCGCGAGGAGTGGCTCGAACTGCGACGCAGGTTCGTCAGCAGCACCGAGTCGGCTGCACTCTTCGGCCTGTCGAAGTACTCCACCGCGTTCGAGCTGGGCGTGAGCAAGCGCGAGGGGCTGGACACGTTCGAGGAGAACGAGCGATCGGAGTGGGGCACGGCGCTACAACGTACCATCGCGACGATGTTTTCGGAGCGGCATGCAGTTAAGGTACGCGCGCTGACTGGTTACGCAGATGCTGGCGACGGCATGGGCGCATCGTTCGACTATGAGATCGTTGGGAAGTTGCCGCCGACCACCGTGTACGGAGACGCTGACTGCGCGCTTATGTACGACGAGTGCGGCCCAGGCATTCTGGAAATCAAAAACGTAGACTCACTGGTGTACCGAAATGAATGGACTGATGAAGCCCCTCCCCACATCGAGATCCAGGTCCAGCATCAGCTCGAGGCTTGCGAGCGCGAGTGGGCGTGCCTCGCGGTACTGGTCGGCGGCAACCGTCTCGAATCGTTCATACGTCGGCGCGATCGAGCGGTGGGCGCAGCGCTTCGACGCCGAATTGTCACGTTCTGGTCAGACTTCCATCGCGGCACACTACCGCCGCCTGTTCTCCCGGCTGACGCAGCGCTGATCGCGCAGATTTACCGGCACGCAGAGCCCGCCTCAGTGCTCGATGCGCAGGGCAATGATTCGATCCGCGACATCTGCGCGCAGTACATGATGGCCGCAGCCGACGAGCGCGACGCGAAGCAGAGGAAGGATAGTTGCAAGGCGATGTTACTCCCAATGATAGGGACCGCAGAGCGAGTCCTGGTGGATGGCTACACGATCAGCGCGGGCACGGTGGCTGAAACAGAGGTTAAGGCGTATGTCCGATCAGCGTATCGAAATTTTAAAATCACCCCAAAGAAATCCAATGGAAAAACCCGTGCTGACTAGCCGAGGATCGTGTCACTCGTGCGCCTATTGCGGCTCGCGTGTCATGCCAGGCAGCAAGACGATCGATTTCGTCTGCCGCTTCAATCCACCGTCCGTGCACCCGATCCCGATGCAGGGACCGCAGGGTATCGTGATTCAAGCGGCGGTGATGTGGCCCGGCGTCACTGCAGATGACTGGTGCTCGCGGTTCGTCGCGCAGGGGAACTGATGGCGACAAAATATAAGTGCCCGGTGCACGGCGAGATTGACGAGGCATCGGGACTCGTCAGGCCGAAGTTTCCGGCGCGCTCCGGTAACGAGTACTGTGCTCGCTGCTTGGCGGATTGGTTGGTGGATAGTTTCCCGGTCAGAAAAATCGAGGACAAATCGAAATGAACGAACCGAATCCCGGCACGGCTGTGGTCGTCAAGGCGCTCGCATCCCCCGAATGGGACGCGAAGCTACAGAACGCTCTGCCGTCGCACGTGCCGAAGCAGCGTTTCATCTCCACCGCGATCATGGCGGTGCGGACGTTCAAGGAGGCCGCAGAGGTCGAGCGCGAGTCGCTGTATACAGCGGTGCTGCAGGCCGCTCAGGCCGGCATGATGCCAGATGGCAAGCAAGGCGCGATCGTCTCGTTTCGCCAGAAGCTACCGAACGGCGCGTATCAGAAAATTGCACGCTTCATGCCGATGGTCGAGGGGATCATCGGGGAGCTCGGGCGCGCAGGGATCGCAGCCTACGCGGTCAGCGTGTACGAAAAAGACAAACTCCGACTGTGGAACGACGATCGCGGGCAGCACGTCGAACATGAGCCGGTGTTGTTCGGCGACCGCGGGCAGCGGATGGGAGCGCTCGCGTGTGCGCGGATACTCGACACTGGCGCGACGTTTGTCGAGATCATGAACAATGATGACATTGCCAAGGTGCGTGCAATATCACGCTCGAAGGACAAAGACGGCAACCCTGTTGGACCGTGGAAGGAATTTGCCGATCGCATGGAGCAAAAATCGGTGCTGCACCGACTTGCGAAGCGCCTGCCGAAGTCGATCGAGTTGCCGCCTGATCCAGAGATGGAACGCGAGCCGATCGAGGCCGAGCCATCGGCACCCGAGGCTGAGACCGCGTCGGCGCCGGCTCCAAAGAAACGCGCTCGAGCGCTGCAGACGGTGGTGGAGGCCGACGCGATCACGGACGATGAGCCGCCGTTCGATGCCGTGCCAGAGGAGATGCTCTGATGGGCTTCGATGAATTCATGCTCGGATTTATTATCGTGGCGTTGCTCACGTATCCGGCGTGGTGGCTCGTGCGCTGGTGCCGTGCGCTGATGGGCACGTGGGTCGAGCCGCTGCCGCCGCCAGACCGCTCGACGCTGCGCAGGTCGGAGATCGATCCCGAGTGGGACACCGATTGTGGGCACGTGAGGCATGAGGAGGAGTCGTGAGAGCGATCGCGGCCTATATTGTGGTGCTGTTGGTCGTCATGACGTGGTGGGCGAGGGTGCCGCGATGACTACCGAACGGCGGGGCAAACGCCGTAAACGCAAGCCGTTGAGGCTCTATGTCTGGCGTGAGGTACTGACCGATCACACCAGCGGGATGATGTTCGCAATAGCGAGTTCCGTTGACGATGCCCGACGACAGTTGCGCGAAAAGGCGAGCTATTTGCCGGACGAGGATGTGGGCAAAGAACCCAGCTATATCGTCCCGGTAACGAAATGTTGCGCGGACTTCGTCTATGGAGGCGGTTGATATGAGTTCTACCGAACAGCGGGTCAATCAGGGAACTGATTAATGTTCAAGAATTTCAACGATCTTACGCCCGACAAACAGCTTGAGCGCTGGCAGAATGTTCTGCGGGTGCTGAAAGGCCTCTCCCGTCATGAGCGCGAGAAGCACTTCAAGATGTCGGAGTGGGGCCAGAAAACCTCCTGCGGCACTGTGGCCTGCGCGGCCGGTCATTGTGGATTAGATCCATGGTTTCGTCGGCGCGGGTTCCGGCTTAACTTTGCGCAGAACGCCGCTGACGGCAGCTGGTACGCCAAAGCTTTCGACCCGGGAGGGGCTTTCGATCCAGAGGGATTCTTCGGCAGGCGCGGCTATAAAGGCGTGTTCCTGAAGATGCGCGCCGACTACAAAAAGACAATCGAAAACGTCAAAGAGCAGATTGCGTTCCTCGAGAGGCAGGTCGATAAATGAATGCTCCGCAGTCTGCAGATCCGATGGTACATCAATGCCTTAGCGACTTTGACGACTTCTGGGCTGGATTCCCAGACATCTCGGATAAGGTCGGCGTGCTCACCGCAGAGCAATTTAAGCACTCACTGAAACATGCCTTTGTCGCGGGGTTTCAGGCTGGCGGCAAGTATGGAATCGAACGCATGAACGAAAAGACCATGGAGATGTTACGACGATGAACGTATGCGAGGACTGCGGACGGGAGTTCAGGTCCAAATGGCTTGAGCCGGAAGAGGACGAATACTGCGAAAACTGCCGCGAGAATCGCGCTGAACGCGCCTATGAGGCTCAGATGGAGCGGTTCTACGATGGCAGCGAACCCGTGACCATCGATGAACAGCACGCAGCGGCATGGCGCGAGAAGCAGTCACTCCGATGAGCGAGCCGCTGTCCACTGATGACAAAGTCTCCGGCGTTCTGGACGATCTGCACCAGATGCTGTGCGATGACCAGCGCGAGAGGAGCGCCGTCCAGCTCGCCATCGCGGCCTTCTATTGGGCCGGCCTGATTACCGAAGAGCAATATCGACTCCGCACGCTGGCGCTCACTTCATGCCCCGGCCACAAAGGCAGCCGGTCCTGGTGCGCGTACTGCGGCGAGCTGCCAGAAGTCGAGGAGCGCAGCTATGGATGAGACGCGGACCGAGAATCTGCGCGGCGTTCCGGCTGACCTGACCATCAAGGCGCGGATTCCGAGGCGCGGTACTCAGGTATCTGCGCTCGCCAGAATCATGACCCGCGAGTTCAACCCGGATGAGCTGAGGGCGAAGGGGTACAAATGGTTTCGGATAACAGCGCCGGCTGACGACGAAACCCACGCCTATATGGAGTGCTGGTGGGAGAAGCCGGCTATCGAGGGCGAACTTGATAGGAGTGCCGCGAAGTGACCGAAACGCTGTCCTCAAAGGAGCGCGTAATCGACGGGCACAGCATCTGCAACGTCGGCGAAAAGCGCTGCGATATCGCCATAGCCCCGGCAGTCGATGGCGTCGGGGTCGTCCACTTGGAGCCCGGTCAGCGCTGGCTTATTCGCTGTTCGCGAATAGCGGATTCTGGTTCATTGAACGAGATCCACGGCCCCGACGGCGCCATCGTCACGCAGGGAATCTATGACGAGGCGATGGAGGAGATTAGGAGGCTGCGGGACGACCTGTACAACTCCGATTTAATCGGTATTGCTGCGAACAGTGAAGGCGTCAGACTCATGCAAGAGAATCGCCGGCTGCGCGCGGCGCTGGAGCGGATTGCAGACCCATTCCTAGATGCCGGGACCAAATGCCTGCAGGCCATTAGCCGCCTGCGCTACGAAGCCCGCGAAGCGCTCGCGGGACCCGCTGACGAGACGTCCGAGCCGCTATGTGGCTGCGAGAAGCCTATCGAATCGCTTCACGGTTTCGCGACATGCGGACGCTGCGGGCGCGTAATTCCAGAGAAAACGTCAAGTGAACAGAAGCAACAAGCCTATGACCGTCAGCCTCTCGATTACCTGCAGGCGCAGCGCGCCACGGTCAAGGACATGCTCGACAATTGCCTGCCAGGCGATCATCTGGGAGCTATGTCGCTGCAGTCACGGCTCGAAGAACTTGACCGCCTGATAAACGCTCAGAACGGGGAAGCATCTCAATGAACAACAGAGGGAGACAGGAAATGGACGATGTACATCCGATGCCTTGGGTGATCCTGGGAATTGTGGTTCTGGCGGTGCTTATCGCGGTCGGCATGGTCGGATGCCCTGCCTACAACGTTTATAGCGCTCGTATGTCGGGCGAGGCCGAACTGGCACAGGCCACTCAGAATCGGCAGATCGCCGTGCAGGAGGCTCAGGCGAAGGCTGAGGCCGCAGTGCAGCTGGCACAGGCCGAAGTGAATCGAGCCAAGGGGGTTGCCCAGGCGAATCAGATCATCGCGGACAGCCTAAAGGGCAATGAGGCTTATCTGCGGTATCTGTGGATTACCGAGGTCGCTGGAAACAATAAGGGTGCCAGTGTCATCTATGTTCCGACCGAAGCGAATCTGCCCATCCTTGAGGCAGGTAAACGCTGAGAGCGAGGAAGCGAAGCATGGGACGTGAAGTTAGACGGGTTCCGAAGGGCTGGAAGCATCCGATGGAGAACGGGAAATACAAGCCGCTCCTCGGCCGTTCGTATAGCGACGAGGCGGCAGATTTCCTGAGCATGGCGAACAAGCAAGGGCTTCAGGAAGCGGTCGACTACTACGGTCGCGCCCCGGATGTAAACGACTACATGCCAGAGTGGCCCGAGTCCGAGCGGACGCACCTGATGATGTACGAGGACACCAGCGAGGGGACGCCAATATCGCCGGCTTTCGAGACCCCGGAGGAGTTGGCTCGCTGGCTCGCGGATAACGGCGCCAGCGCCTTCGGGAGCATGACGGCGAGCTATGAGGAGTGGTTGGCGACGTGCAAGGGCGCTTGGGCTCCGTCGATGGTCATGGAAGGCAATCGCATGATGAGCGGCGTCGAGTTTACGGCTAGACGCGCTGTGGGCAAGTCCGGGGAGCAAACATGAGCGATACAACTTGGCGCAAAGAAATCAGCGCCGCCCTGAAGTCGGCCGGCGAGAAGTGGACCGACGTGGAGTCGAATACGCTATCGGAAGCCGAACTTGATGTTGTGTTCGATGGTGGATACGGGGGCTCCGAGGGGAAGGCTTTCACCATGTGGACACACAACCGTGTCTACTTCCCTGTGGTTTACGATGGCGCAGAGTGGGTGGAGTCGGTGTCCAGAAACCCGGACGGTAAACCCACGAGACATAAGGGCGGGGAGTAACCGGTCAATGGAACAGCATGACATTTTCGTTGTTGAGTCTCGCCTCGCTGGGGTGCCGGGATGGCGCATCTACGATGCCCAAAAGGCAAAGTCCACCGCGCTCAAGTCCTGCGCGTCAGCCAAGAAGGCGTGGCCCGAGGATGAGTGGCGCGTGGTGCGCTTCGTAAGCGCTGAAACCGTGTCCGAGGGTAAGCCGTGAGCAACGCGCCGGAATACACTAGCAGGGACCAATGTGTGTACGGATACAAGCAATGCGACAAGGAGGTAATCGTGATGCAGGTCATACGCACCGCTCTTCTGCGTCGTGGCGATGGGAAGACGACCCCTATGCGCATCATCACTCAGTATTGGAGCATGGAAGGCGATCTGCTCGCGGAGGTCGATCCGTTGCCTCAGCAACCAATATCTTCGGAGCATTCAAAATGAACAACGATGAACCATTGCTGAATCTTGGCGGCCAAGCTTCATGGGCGGAACTCACGAGCCGCGGGGAAGGCCAATCAACACTTCGCCGACTTGTAATCAGCGGCAACGGAGACGTTGTCGTGCTCTCGATTGAGCAGGCAAAGAGGCTCCGCGACTGGCTGATACAACATCTACCACAGTCTGGTGAGCAGAAGTGATAAGCGGATTCGACGGGTTTTTGCTGTTCTGCGTAGGCCTGCTGCTCGGCTTAGTAGTCGGCTACGTTCTCATCAAGATCGAGATGCGCTGACCAACTATCCGGTGACCAATGAGCAGATTTACCACCGAGTCCGCAAGAGCCTTCCTGCGCGCCGCCCAGGTGTTCTATGACGACGAGTTAGACCCGGAGGAGCCGCAGGGTATTCAGACCATCAACATGAATGACACATGGGGCTGGGCGGCCGCATGCACGCAGAGCAACACAAAGGGCTGCGCTCTGAGTTCCAGGACATCAACCGAATGCAGGACTTTGTGCGTAACGAGGAACGTATTAAGGCGGCGCACCCAGGGAGCAGCGCCTACGCATACCACAAGGAAAGCTACACATTACCCGCGGATCAACCATGAGCGTACCGGAGGACTGTAGCTCAGCGGTAGAGCAGGCGGTCGATAACCGCCAGGTCGTCAGTTCAATCCTGACCAGTCCTACCACCGGATAACTCAGTAGCATATACAGTTTGCTGCGGCGCGGACTACTGGATGGACACGCTGGAAACCATGCGAATAATAGGGCAGATGGACACACAACCCGCTCCATCTGCCGTCACCGTCGCCACCATCCTCGAGCGCTACGAGCGCGAGTACGTACCAACGCTAGCGCCACGCACGCAGGTCGATTACCGTCGCCATATCGAGAAACTGAAGGTCGCGTTCGGGGACCGGAATCCCGATGAGATGAAGCCGCGCGACTTCGCGGCGTTCCTCAACGTACCAAAAGGAAAGATCCAGCGCGTTCGCCAGCTGGCGGTGCTGAGCTCAGCGTTCACGCAGTCGGTGTCGGTGTGGTTCTGGCAGGATCGCAACGTGTTGCGCGACGTGAAACGCATCAAATCCAAGCCGCGCGACCGGCTCGTGCTGGACGCTGAGTTTGAAGCCTGCAAGGCCATGGCACCGAAGCGTGTTCAGCTCGCGATGATGCTCGCCGTCATGACGGGGCAGCGCCAGGGTGACATCATCCGTTTCACCTGGGCCGCTATTCGTGACGGCGCGCTGCATCTGAGACAGGCCAAGACTGGAAAGCGCCTGGCGATCGCGCTCAATCCGGAGCTAAAGCGCGTACTCGGTGAGTGCTGGAAACTGAAGGGCGGCGGGGGCGAGTACATTCTGCCGACCCGATCCGGCAAGCCGTACACGTCCGAGGGGTTCCGTGCCTGCTGGCAGCGAGTCCAGCGCAAATGGCTCGCGAGCGGCGGCGCTGGCTTCCACTTCCACGACATCAGGGCACTCGCGGCGACAAAATGCGCCACGCCCGAAATAGCCATGCGGCTACTCGGACACTCGAATATCGCGATGACGCTGCGGGTTTACCGCCGCGGCCCGGAGCGCGTTGAGGCGCTGAAGATCGGCTAGTTACCAGCCGCCTTCATCTGCGCGATCAGCTGCGTCGCGACTGCTTCCTCAACGCCGTACTGCGTGAACAGAGCCTGTACGTCGGCATCCGTCACAGTCCCGCCAGCCTGCTGTTTCTGGAACAGCGCGAACAGTTGCGGCGTGACGCTCAGAAGCGCGCTCAGTATGGCTGCTATGTTCATGGTGCCTGCACTCCTGCGATACACGCATCCACCTGACTAATCGACTTCGGCGCGAGGCACGCCGTCAGCGCTGAAACCGTCGCCATCGCGGCGTTGAGCTTCTCCTGTGCGGTGGCCTGATTGCCGGCATTGACAGCCTGCTCAGCGAGCACCAGTGCGGCCTCGACGCCGTTCGTCACGGCGACGACCTTGCTCAGCTGCGCGCTCGAGATGGCCTTGGAGTTGGCAAGCGAGACGGCTGCAGTGAGCGCCGCCGTGTTGAGCTGCGCGGCGGTACTGATGGCGGACGTGACTGGCGTAACTGATGGGGTGCTAGCGCACCCCGCCAGTACGAGACAGAGCGCCAGGCGCTTCATGCGGTGAACACCGCGGTGAGCGTCGGGGCGGACGGCGCGGCGAGCTGACTCGGCGGGATCGTGACGCTCGCGGTGCCAGCAGCGGACGTATTGCCCTCGACATCGGTCACGACGGCAGAATAGTTATCGACCTGGCCGAAGTCCGGGTTCGCGTCGGTGTAGGTAACGGTCGGATCGGTGAACGGACCGGCGACGTTATCGACCACGACAGCGGCGCTGGAGCCGACAGCCTTGGACAGGACAACGCTTGCGATCTCGCTCAACGCGAGCGCTGAGCCATCGACGCGGGTGGTCGGCAGGGTAATCGTGACAGCAACTGTGGACATGGGGCGGACTCCTAGGATGGGGTAGTAGTAGACGTACAAGCCTTTGAAAAACTGCGCATGGACGTGCGGTGCTTTAGGCCGATGCGGGTGATGGTGTCGGTGCATTGTGACTGCCATTCGTGACAACTGCTGTCACGGTCGGGGCGGAAGGCGCGGCCTGATCGGTGCTCGTGCGCTGGCGCTGGAACCAGAACGTCATCACGAGCATCGTGATCGGCGAGAGTTCCTTGACAGTATCCCAGGAGATGCGCCCGAAGCCAGCGAATGCAACCGCGCCGAAGTAACCGACGAGCCAGAAGTAGGTGATTCCGACCTGCGCGTTTGCAACGGTCGTGTGCCACATGTCCCTGAGCCAACTCATAGCTTGGTCCCTTGCTTGGTTGCGCGCGTGTGTTCCTCGCATTCCTGCACGCGACGGCTGAGGTCAGAGACCGTCGAGATGACGCTCGTCAGTCGCTCTTGCATCCCGGTCATCTGCCCGTACATCCCGATAGAGCCGATGATGCCAGCGGCACCCAGGAAGGTAAGAGCCCCGACGAGGATTTTCGTCACGGTGGTCTCCGGCTGGGGCTCTTCGTGTGGTGTCATTGCTAAGCCAATGCTCCTTTGAGCCCTGTGTCAGCCGTAATCTGCGCGACATAATGCGCCGTTTCAGCTGGAAGTTTTGACAGTTGACCTTCAACGTACTTTTGTGCGTTGTTGGGCCCCCAGTTATAAGCCGCCAGCGCCAGCGTCCAGTCCTGAAATCTCCGGTGCAGCAAGATCAGGTACTTGCCGGCCGTCTCAGCGTCGAGTTGCCAGCTGATGCCGGCGCCGGGGAAATACTCCGGCATCAGCTGGAACATCCCGACCGCCCCCGAGGGGGATGTGATGCGCCCGTAGATCACATCGGGGCGCCAGCTGCACTCCTGGAATGCGAGGCGCGCGAGGAGGTCTGCGGGCAAGCCGAGCTCGTGCTCCACCGCGTTGATGTGCGGCAGATACGCGGCGCCGGCTGCTTTCCAGTCTACCGCTCCCAATATCCGATCTCGTATTCGAACGACGGCGCGGTGGTCGCGTTCGCCACGTTATAGGGCGCGAGCAGGAACGTCTGCTGCGGGTAGATCACCACCGGAGGCATCCACACGTCGATCCGGCTCGCCGTCGTCGCCGTGACCGATTGCGCCTCGTTGGTGCCCTCATCCGAGAAGTGCAGAATCACTTCGTCAAACACGATCCATGCGGGAGCCGCGGCAACTCTCAGAACCGAACGGCCGAGCAGGATCGCAGCGGAAGTCGCAGCGGTGGCCGTGATTGGGCCAACTTGGATAGTCGCCTTAGAGGCCGGCCCCCCGATATACAGGTTCACCGGCGTCGGCGTCGATGCGGTTCCAGAGGAGTAGCGGTTGCCGTTGTCGATCGCCGCGACTACGTGCCCCGAGGTCGTCGTGGACCCCGCCGCAGAGCAGATCAGGCGGATATAGTCCAGGTAAATGGCGCGCGCATTGCCGACCTGATTCCCAGGCCCAGAGCCAGATACTAGAGCCGCAGCGCTGTTGAAAATAGTGATAAACGGCTTGGTCGCCGAGTACGAGGTCTGGATGTTCTGGGCAAACCCGGTGCCAGGCGTCGGGTTCTGCGCGAGGAAGTACGCCGCCTGATCGACGTAGAACGTGCTGCCGAGCCCGAGGCGTGCGATGCCAGAGGTTTCCATCACGCACCCCGCTTGCGACGGATCACGGGCGGAGTTGATTTCGCCCGTGGCTTAAATTCGAAATTGATCGGCGTGCCGTTCTGCTTCGGCGGACGCGGGACACTAGGCTTCTTCATCACGTTTACTCCCATACCAGCTCACGAACAGCGCGGGTAAGAAAACGACGATAGCGAACACGGTCGCAATAACGAACCCGAGCCAATTTCCCTTCAGCATAGACCATACGTATAACGTGAACGTCATCACGAGCGCCAGCATGCAGAGCGCCTTCGTACCGAGTGCGCGCATCAGTACGTCGATCAGGCGCAGGATCGTTTCCGGTTCCAGTGCTTTCATTTGGAGAGGTCAAACCCCTTGCCTTTGCGCTTGCCGCGCTGCTTGGCCTTCATGGCGAGCGCCTTGAGCAACCGATCGTTGAGTTTGAGCCACAGCGCGTCGTCCTTGTCGGCCTGAGCCAACTGGATGCGCTCGCGCAGTGATCGGATGGTCTCATCCAATATTTCCCCGTCGTTTATGTCTGCCATTGTAGCCTAGGGTGAGGCGTCTCCGAGGTCGGGCGTGCCTGACACCGCCTGCACCGCTGCCTCAATGGTCATGCCGGGATGACTGGCGGCGTAGCGCGCTGCTTTGGCCTTCAGTGTCTGCGACGCAGGCGTGGTGATCGCTTTCTGCACGAGACGCGAGCGCATTCCAGCTCGGACCACCGGGCGCGCTAGGCTCGCTGCGGCTAATCCAGCCACAGCTGCACCCTCTTTGCTTCCTTTCATAAGTCCGAATGACCCGGCAGCAATGGCCCACAGGTCATGTACGGTATAAGCCGCCATGCGGCCTTTCTTCTGCACGTCCTGAAATGACTTCGGGTTCTGCAGAGCGCTCTCAGCGATGATGCGCAGGTTCCCATCGAGCGGCGCATCCTTGGCGAATTGGTCTGCCAGCGAGCGCGCCGACACCTTGCCGTTCACCGTCGCGTCGCGGACGGTATTGATCTTGGCGAGGAACTTGCGGGCGTTCCTGAATTCGTTCATCAGCTGCGGCTGGCCGCTCGCTTCGGCCTTGCGTCCGAGTTCCTTTTCGAGCGCGTCGGCCACGTCTTTTTGAGCCTTCGCGAGCGCCTTATCCTCGGCGTTCATGCTCTTGATGTTGGTGCGCGCATCGGTGCGCAGCTGCTTGATCTTTTCCAGCGCGCCCCGGCCGGTGAACTCAGGACGCGCCATCGCGCCGCGCAGGGCGAGGACTTTCTGAGGCAGGTCCGGGAAATCCGTCTCAGCCTGAGCGCCCCAGCTGCCGGCTTTCTGAATGTCTGCTTGGTACTCCGGTGATGTCTTAATCTGCCCGAGTTGCGCGACCTTTTCGTATGAGTCGAACGCGGGTTTTTCGAGGCGGTCGAGTACCTCGTCGGTGATTTCGGTGCCCTTCGGCAGGTGGAACTCTGCGGCGACGAGATCCTGAACTTTCTCCAGGTTGTACGCGCTGACTTCTTCCTCTTGGCGCGCCTTCCCGGTCAAGCTCGTCACCTGACGACTGACGGCGGCGTTCGGTACCTCGGACGGCGATACCTTAAAGCCGGCCGAATTGAGTGCTTTGCGGATGCGCTCGGAGGCCGGCAACTTGCCGCCCGCAATCTCGAGCTCGGCGAGCTTTCCAGCTCGAAACAATGCTTGCTCTCCCGCCTCAATGCCGCGCGCCGTCGGTGACAGTATTGCGCTCGCTGTCTCGATGGCCTTGCCGGCCTTGGTGGTTGGAGCGCCCAGAGTCTTATCGAGTGTGCTTTCCAGCGCCTTGCTCGGCAGCGGTATGTCTTTGCCGGGTCGGCCTGTCAGCTTATTGATGCCGGCCGCGCCGAGGTTCAATGCCGATACCGCGGCGTCCCCAACGAACACCGGAACGGCGAGCGCCCTCTCAGCCAGCCCCCGGCCTACGCCTCGAGCGACATCGATGGCGGTGTCTTTGCCAGATGCGCTCGGCGCGGGCGGTGCCGGCAAGCTATCGACAGTTGCCTCAGGAGGGGCGGGCAGATCGGCGAGCGATGCCTCGGGCATCATTGCACCTGGAAACCCTGACCTGTCAGGAACGCTTTGGCAGCATCGGTCGAGATGCCGTGCTTATCCGCATACGCCTTGAGCGTAGCGGCGCTCACGGTCGCCTTGGGAGGACCAGTCCCTGTCAGTGTCGCCGCGTGCTCGACGCTATAGCCATTTTTAAGGGCATCCATGACAGCTTGATTGCCGGCCATCACGGCTTGCGTGACTTTCTTGCTGGCGTCGATCGCGGCCTGAAGCTCCGGCACGCTCATCGTGTCAGGGAACATGTTGTGCGCCTGGGCGCGGACCGTCTCGGTCGCCTGCCCGGTGCGCGCGAGCACGTTCGTCAGGTCGGCGCGGGTGTCCTCGAGGATCGTCACGTAGCGCTGAATATCTGGATTCGCATACACGTGCTGCTGGATGCCGATGCGCACCGCATTGGCTGTCTTGCTGTCCCCGAGGTTCACTTTCTGCGCGGCGGATAGCAGCTGATCGTAGAGTCCGCCCGGCTCAGTGAGGGCGGTGGCGCTGGCCTCTATGTTGCCCTCACGGCGGGCCACCTGCGTTGCTTCAGTCATCGTCGCGCGAGCGCCAGCCTGCGCTCCGACTACCGCACCAGCGCCGCCCATCTGCTTGATCTCGTCGGCTTTGATCGCTTGATAGCGATTGCGCAGGGCGCTCTTCCCCATGCCAAATCCTGGATCGCGCCCCGTAACGATCGCCGTTTTAGCGAGCGTCCGCAGCTGGTCGTCGGTCATGTTATCGGTCGCTTGGGCAGCGACCGCGGCATCCTTCTTCCTCGCCAACTCCAGTTTCACCCGCTCGTCGTACGATTCCTTATCGAGCTTGTACTGGTTCTCGGCGAGCTGCTGAGCGGCGGTGCGGATGTGCTCCTGCGTCTCGAGTAACTGCTGGCTGACCTTGATCTCGTCTCCCGTCATGTCGTGCGCGGCCTGCAGTGCCTTGAGGTCAGCATCGGGCCGGCCGGCATACGCCTTCTTCATCTCCTCGAAAATCTTGAGCTGCTGTTCCTGCCTGTCCTTGAAGCGCTCATAAGCGTCCGCGTAGGCTTTCTGGGCGTTCTCGTACGCCTGCTGGTTGCCAGCCAAGTACCCCTGAACGGTGCCCGTGGTGGCCGCGAGCATCGCTCCTGCATCGAGCTGGGTGAGCTTGCCTCCGAATGCGGCCATGAGCAGAAGAGGCGCCATCCGTTGCAGTGGATTCGATGTCTGCTGTGGAGGCGCTGGCGGCTGCTCCGAGAGCGCGTCGATTTCGGCCTGAGTCAGACGCTCCTGCTGCGCCTGATTGGCGCGCACGTCCTGCACGTAGGCTTTTTCTCCGGCACGCAGGTCCTGCAGGTCATCGAGTTCGGTCTGAGAGAGCCTATCGAGCGCACGGCGTTCGGTGTCCGATGGCTGGCCGATCTTGGCGAGGTCGGGCGGCTTCGGGGCTTGGCGCTCAAGTGCATCGATCGTCGCATCGTCTGCCTGTGGCAGCGGTGGTGGGATCGCGAGCGCCTCGTACTGCGCCCACGTCGGGGCGCCACCGTTAGCGGCTGCGGAGACGACTGAAGGGTCAGCGCTCATGAATTACCCCTGTGAGCCCAGTGCCTACCTTTCATGGCCATATCTTTCAAGTTTTCGGCCTGTGTTCCTAAGAACAGATGCTCTGGGTTTACACACTGAGGGATGTCGCATGAGTGACAGACAACCATGCCTTTGGGGATGGGGCCATTATGCAATTCCCACGACACGCGGTTAGCGCGGGCGGCCCCACCGTCTTTATGAATGACCCCATACCCCATTCTTTTGTGAATCCTGGCTCCAGTCCAAATCCAGTGCCGAGTTATCGGTCTCACAATGTAGAGCTGCTTAAATCGATCGAACAACTCGCGCCGCGCTCTTTCAGGTGTTTCCGCTGGATTTTGGCCCTTCCTCCAGCGCTTATAGTGCATCAAGCACATGCCGCGCGCTTTAGACTCCCTTTCGCAGTAGTTGCACTTCATAGATCTAGGTCGTTAGATTGCCATGCACATTCGTCTTGACTGCCCAGATTGACTTGAGCCAATCTGGGAAGCTCTGCCCCCACGTAGCTTCGCCCCCGTTATTGTTAAAAACTCCCACGAGCCCCGTCCCTGAGTTCGGGTTGGCATTGTACTGAGCAATGTAGCTCGAAAAATCCGGCGCGCCATTGGTGATCGGAACGCTGTTGGCGAAATTGGTCAGCATCGTGGAGGCTTGGCTGCCGATGTAAAACGGGGTGTCCTTCGTCACCGATGGCCCGTTACCGAGCTGGGTAGATGTCTGTGGCACCAGAAACCACTGCGCACTGCCCTTGGCGCGATCGGTGCCGGCGCCGAACGCAACGCCGCCCTGCTGGAGTGCGCTGTTGCCGCTCTGCAGCTTGATGACATCTTGATTTGCCCCGACCTGGGCAATGCCTTCCTGCGTGTGCTCGCCCTTGATCAGTGCCCCGCCGATCCCCACTAAGGCACCGACCACGCCACCAACTACGGTACCCACCGGACCCGCGAACGAACCTATAGAGGCTCCGGTCACAGCGCCGCTCGCGCCGGCCGTGTACGGGTTCCCGGCCTCAATGCCCTCATAGGTCCCGTAAGCGCCGAGCGCAGCACCGGCAATCGGCAGTGCGGTCCCGAGATAGCTGCCGGAGGAGACCCCGGCGCCCTCTCCCAATCCAGAAGCATCCCACCCGGCGTTAACAGCCGCGTTCGTATCTGCGGCGGTCAGTCCGGTCAGTTCCCCGCCAGCAACTGCGCCGGCCCCGATCGCTGGAGCACTGACTACGGCCTCTGGCAGAACGTCCCCTGCTGCAGCTCCTAGTCCGGCTTCGGTACCCAGATCGCCCACACCAGCCATGCCGCTCGCCGTGATGGCATCGGCGCTGGGCAGCGTCACGGCATCGCCCGCCAGATCAGCCCCTGTGATGGCCCCTGTTGCCGTGTAATCCGGCAGCGAGGGAAGCTGCGGCCCCAAGGTCCCGAGCCCCGTATCAACCCCCGTGAGCCCGCCCGCAGCGTCAGTCGGAATACCGAGGCTACCCGGCGAGACGCCAGGAGCCGATGAGCCGCCGAGCAGTTTGCCGATATCGTTAGCAACCGTCCCGAGCGGGTTGCTAGCCGTGCTGCTGCCGGACTTGCCGGCGACACTCCTGGCGTAAGCGTTGGCGAGCGCTCCCATGAGCTGCGCGAGCTGCTCCTGCAACTGCGTGTTGCTCTGGATCGTCTGCACGATGCCGGCCTGCACGTAGGGGCCCCCAGCCGCGAGCAGGCTCTCCGACGCCGATAATTCTGATGTGAATGCGTTCGCGACGGCTTGCGTGTCGGCCTGCGCTCGAGCCTGCTGGATCTGCTGCGACTGGCCGGCGAGTGCCGACTGCACGTTCTGGCCGCCGCCAGCGTTCGCGATGAGTTGCGCGGCCTGCGACTGCTCGCTCTGCGCCGTGCGCTGGTTTGCACTCAGTGCCGCGGACAGCTGCGATGCGAACGGGTCCGTGAGGTTCCCTGCAGCGTACGACTTGAGCAGATCCTGCGATGTGCTGACGGCCGGCTGGCCGATGGCACCGATCTGGCCCGCGAGCGATTTGTTCTCGGCCGCGGCGGACTTCGCCTGAGAGCCGACCAAGCCGTAGAGCCCTGTGTAGAGCGCGAGGTTCCCGATATCGCCGCCGAACAGCCCACTGACGGCACTGCCGAGGTCCGAGAACAGCCCCCCGGCCGATGAGGTCGGCGACGTACCTGCTGGCACCGTGCCTGATTCGGTCGGCCCCGTGTTGGGCGCTGCTGGATCAGACATCAGCGACGTGCTCGGCGTGAAGTAATCGAGGCCGCTCCCGTCCCCGAGGAATGAGCTGCTCGGCTGGATGTAATCGAGGCCTGCGTTGCTTGAGGTCGCCATCAATGGTACCAGAGGGCTGTCGAGCTATTCCATGTGAGCCACATTAGCCGCACTCCGGCGAGTACACAACCGACGCCATCGGCGACGTGGCTCGTTCCAGCGGCTGCCATCGTGAGGGTGTTTGCCGCCACTGATTCGTTGATGAGGATGAGTGGCTGTCCTCCGAAGGTGCCCACTGGAACGATGATGCCAGTATAGGCGGCATTGGGGGCAAGGCGCACGACGCCCGATGACAGCGTGATCGTGGTCCCGTTGGCGCTGATCGCCTGCGCGGTCGGAGACTGAGGCAGCAGAATATTCGCCAGCTGCTGAAACGTCGTCGGGATCTGAGCGTTGAGGCGCTTCATGATCGCCGACGCCCGCGTGCGCCAGTCGCTCTCAGCGCGAGGGCTCTGCGTGAGGTCGGCGAGTGATTCGATGGATTGCTGCGTCATATCAGGAGATAACTGAACATCTGGTACGCGTTCTCGTTAAACCCCTTCAAGCCTGATGACGTAAAGCCGGACGTATTCAGGTTAACGAACACACTCCATGTGCTGCTGGCATTCGTGATCTCGACGCCAACTCCAGTGAATAGATCGATGCCGTTGTCGTAAACATAGGACAGCGGCGCGAACTGCGTCGTCGCAGGCGGTCGCAGCCACGAGGGCACGCTGCCCAGGTTGAACTGATTCGAGATGCTTGTTCCGGTCACGTTTCCTTGGAGGCCAGCCGTGACCTGGAAGCGCGTGACCTGCCACACCAGCACGAAGTTCGTGGTCCCCGAGAAATCCGACAGCGATCCGACCAGCGTCGAGCTGCCGCTGCCCGTGACCATATTCGCAACTCGCCACGAGGTGCCATCGAACACCAGCCGGTACACGCAACCGACCAGCAGCGCATCCTGCAGCAGCGCGTTGCCGAGGCAGTCCACTACAGGTGATGTGGCACCGCCGTTGATCGCGAGCGTGCATGGCGTGCCACCGGTGTTGTTCGCAGCGATCTTGACATCGAGCCAAGCGCCTGCGATCCCAGCGGTGAACGTCTGCCCGCTCGCCGTCGAGATCGCGATGGCATCCGCAGAGCCCGCGTCCACGTAGTAGTTTGCGAGCGTGTTGTTCTCGTTCAGATCGCCGACCAGCGCCGAGAAATTCGCATCCAGCTGCGACAGCGGAATCGGGCCAGCCTGCGCCTGAAAGGTATTCGGGACTGATGCCTTGGCTGTCATTGGTGCGTCCAGCGCGTGCGGCGCTTCATGTCCATGTAGAAACTATCCAGCTCGTACGAAAAGCCGCTCGTCTTAACCGTCATGCCGACGTGTTTGGCGAACATCGCGGGCGCAAGAGCGTTGTATATTTGGTACAGATTCACGAACCAGTTCACCGTCGCAGGAGTGTTGTTCTGCCACGTCACGACAGCCCCTGAATTATTGATCCACTTCACAAAGGTCGGATTCGTCTGTAGCGGCAGGGGCGATGAGCCGTTGTAGGTGTCGAGTGTCGCCGTCACGCTCGCGCCGCTGGTTGGACTCGACACCACGATTTCAAAGCCAGCGCGTATGACCTGCTTATCCGAGAGCGCGTCATCGCCGCCCCAGAGCGGGGTCATGATCTGCGTGTCGGGCGGATTCGTCGTGGATGCAAACGCCTGGTACAGGTGGTTTCCGATGAGGCAGTAGAGCGCAGGTGTGTTGTTCACCACTGCTGCAGCGATGAACGTCGCCGCTCCCACGTTGGCGAACCACCAGCGCCCGGAGAAAAACATCGCGATGACGGTGTTGGAGCCGAGAATCGGGTCGTTCGCTCGTTTGACGAGGAAACAGGCATTCAGGATGTTGGAGACGATGCACTGACCGCCCGAGATCGACTGCGTGAAGTCCAGGTACTGCCACGTGCCGTCGAGATCCTCGCTGATCTTGGTCGCATTCACGCCCTCGATGGCCCACACGCCGAATTTGCTCGCGAACATCAGCGCGCGGTTGAACGGGAACACGGAGAACGCCTGATCGGTGCCGATGATCGACTGCACCGGCGTGAGCACGAACACCGGCGTCGGCGGCGAGGCCCCGGCCGGCACGTAGATGTCCGAGAGCGCATACACGCACGTCGGACCGAAGAAGTAC